CGGCGGCCTGTTCGCACCCCCAGCCAAGCTGGGGGTGCTCTCCACGGCCTGACCGCCTGCACTCCGCTCCCTAAAACTATAATTCGGTTTACTCGCTATCACTCAATTCATCATACTCCCATTCAGAGAAGTCCGAAATCCACTTCTCTGAATCGTCTGTGGATAGCGGTGTTGAGTTGGGGGTCGACTGAGGGGCCGAAACATTCGTCAATGCTGTAGTTGCTTGTAATGATGATCCTTCTGGGACGCTGTTTCGGTAGATGGGATCCTTTGACCTCAGGGGTGAAGGGGTACCTATCGGCCCAAATCTTGAGATGGTGGCCAAGATATTTTCCGCTAGTAAGCTCCCACTCTTCAATGAGCACAGTCTCTTCACCTCTGTATCCATCCCACCAATGGTTGAGTGCCTTAAGGAACAAGTCAGGGTATTCTTCACGTGCTTTTCGGCTTTTGCCGGACCCTGGGGGGCCATGATACCATAGATTCTCAAGCTCTCCCTCCAATCGAGGCTGTTCGAGTAATTTCTCGGTATGGATACTCTTCAGAGTCCGATGATACATGATACGGATCTGAGGGTCAATTTCATCAAATTTGCCTTCTTGTGCTTTAGTAAAGGCCTCTACCCAGCGTCTCTTGTTACCTGCACCTCCGGCCTGAGCCGGCGACTCAGGGAGTTCTCCGACTTCAACGAAATCTCCGTCTTTCTTGCAGTAATCGCTGGCTTGCTTAGGGGTCCCTCTCATGATCTCCCAATGCGCGTTCTTGTGAATGTTCGTCTTGAGCCACTTCAAAGACTTTTTCTCTTTCAAACAGATGTATCCTTGAAGGTGGGGGGTGCCTGATTCTCCGACTTCTCGTCCGAATACGAAGTACTCACAGTCCCCCTCCTCGCTAAGAAAAGAGCCGACACTCTCTTCTGAATTGGGGTTGTTCAATGTGAACACCCAGTGTCGGGCTCTGGACTGTTTACTCTATTACAATGGGGTTCTGAGCACAGCCGAGGGGGTGGTAAATAGTCCACAACCACTCGCGGGAGTAGGGGGTAATGCGACGCTTTTCACCATGAGTCACCACAATCACATCGTCACGAGTCATCATACGAAATTCCAACTCGTACAAATTTTTTCTTACCCCTAAATTTTTCTCTGGAGTTTGCATACCGAAAATTCTGTTGAAAGTTAATGACACGAGCCGGGCTCGAACTACTGTGTTACCGGGTTCTGTGACTCGTTCACACCCGCGTACCACTCGACCAAGTGTACACACCTGTGGACGGGTGAAAATCCATATATAAACATGGGGGAATTTTCAATTTTAGGGGTATATTGAACCGAAAAACCCTTTTGAAAGTTTTTAAAACCGAAACCCCTTTCAAAAAAATTTCAGACCCCTAATAAATTTTTTCAAAAAAATTCTATATAGGAAATTTATTTTTTTCAAATTTTCAAAAATTCAAATTTTCAAACACCGCCGACGACGGGCAAAGTGTACACTTGCCCAAGATCTCTCAAACTCGTCTTCAACGTCTTGAACGTCGTCTTGTTGTGGATGGTCAAAGTCACGGGAATCCGCTGAATTTCTGCAGTACCTTGGCCTTCAACAGTAGGGGGGGCGTACTGACAAAATTGAAAGATGATGGCGGCTCCAAAGGCAACGGTATCAAAACCTTGCTCGTTGAAACTGCGCAGTTTCTGCTGACCTCCGGCAAACGTATCGCCACTGGCAATTGGATCCATGTATTGAACACACCAGTCTGTCTCCTGATACGAATGCGTCTTGCCATAATATCCTGGTCCGACCAAATTCGCGCCATTCGATGCAGGGATAATGCCAGAAGAACTGGACAGCGCACCTAGTTTCCCATTGCAATCGGCAATGCCTGCTTGATCAAAACCGGTGACGCCACATGAAATCCTGTACTTGTGACCCTTGCAAATTTTTGGCTTGTAACCAAGCTGCAACAGTTGTTGCCAGCGAACAAGACCAACACAATTTGACAAGTTAATGGAAGCAGCCTTGTGCGCCGGGATAATAATGTACTGCCAGCTGCCAATGGGACGAATCTCGTCCCATATAGGAGCTGTAGAACCGGTCGCATTGTTGAACCTTGCAGTCTGAACAGCATTTGCTTGCACAGAAGTCATCACGCTAGGGCGTATGACCTTGACAGGTTCAGACTTGACAATAGGGGCATCTGGTAACGTAATTTCCAACACAACGGGGCTTGTCTTCACATAAGCAAACTGACTGATGTTAGCATCCCAATGCGTTACACTTGTTGCATTCCAGCCTGGATGGTCAATTTTGATCCCCCAAAAGTTGCGCTGGAATGGATCAGTTTGCGTTGCTCCAGTAGAGGCAGTAGCCTGCTCTACCCCTAGTGTTTGCAACGTATTCGTTCCAGTTCCATTTACGAGACGGGGCGGGGTCATTGTCTTGAAGTTCTGCGGATCAACATTCGCAACATCGGGCAATCGGGCAAATGCTTGATCACCACGCAGAAATGTCAACTGCGTTTGATACAAACTCGCACTTACCACTTTTTCGGATTGCGGCGGGCCTCCAAAGGGACCCAACGTCTTCCTCACTGCTCCGAATTCAAATTCTCCGCTCATCTCACTCATAGACCTGCGTCTTGATGCTGATCGGGATCGTGCTCTCATTCTAACGGCGACGTCTGTAGACTTTCTTGCGCGCGTAACGTTTCTTGTAGACGGGTTTCCTCTTGTACACTCGCTTCTTGCGGGCGTAACGCTTGTAAGGCATCGTGACGAAACGCTGCGGCGCCGCGCCCCGCGTCTCTTTGCGGGGGTATACCCCCGCGCGTGGACTGGTCCAGTCCACGGCTACGTCTAGGTAATACTGTCTAGACGTAGCGCTGGACACCTTGTCCATTAAGGCCTGCGGCCGGCCTTTCTATAATGAAACTCCAGATCAACGCTTTGACAGGGCCGCTGCGTTCCGGCGGCGGCCTGTTCGCACCCCCAGCCAAGCTGGGGGTGCTCTCCACGGCCTGACCGCCTGCACTCCGCTCCCTAAAACTATAATTCGGTTTACTCGCTATCACTCAATTCATCATACTCCCA